TATTGCGCACCATCCCGACAGGGATTGCAAGCACACCATCCACAGTTTCTTCATCTGAAATCATACTTTGAGCCAAAACGACATGTCCGGGTTTGGCGTCAGGGATCAGAAGCCCTGTGGATTCCACCAAACATTCTTTCCTGTCGAGCTCATTGATGAATGTCCAGGAGTCGGTGACAGCGTGAGCGTCACACCAGAGGACTGTCACATATTTAAGCATCAGTGTCCTCATATCCTTCTGCGATCCAGCGGGCCTCGAGATCGGCTAGGACACATTTTAGGAGTCCGACGAGAACCCAGATGGGGGCTTGAGTGTCGTGAACAACATGCACTGCCCGGTTGCCGTCAGGTCGGAGCGCATCCAGGATTGTGATTCCGTGCATGGGGACGGTGTCAGGCCATTGGTCAAAGAGGGCTTGTGGCCAGAGATGTGCTGCCTCAACAGGCTCATAATCAGGCATCACCATTTCTCCTTTGATCGGTCTGAGCAAAAGATCGGGGCTTGAATACTGATGTTGTGTTCCGGCGTGACGATCGCCAACGCCTGCTGCGGAACCTCGAAACCAAAGTTGTTCAACCAGGCGTACTCATCCAAACCTTTCGTGGAGCCGTTCACGATCATGTATGGGGTCGAGATGTATTGATGCCAATGACCCATCCACAATGTTTCAAACGGCTGACCGATGTCCATCGCTCTCTGCGCTTTGCGTGCACGCATCCGCATGATCGGCGGCCAGATACCACCGATCCCGCCACCACCAGAAACCTGATCACCATGAGTGAGCAGATGCCCATGCTGATAGATCTGCACGATCGTGTCAGCGTTCTCACTGATCTGAAACGTGAACCGCTTATCATGCCCAAGATGGCGTTCGATCATTTTGCCGAGCAGCCAGTCGAAGTTGGTGCGGGCACGCAACTTCATTCTCGGTTTCCTCGACATGCGCCCATGGTTCCCGACAACACACGGAACATGCACTTTCCCGAACTCGTCAGCGAACATCAGCAGAGCTGCAGAAATTTGTTCCGACCAATGCAATAGCGACCCGAGCATCGTGTCTTCGTTCGTCTGCGCCAACTCCTCATGAATGTCACCAGAAAAAATGTCGCCACCCAACATGACAACAACACCGTCATAGGTGACACCTGACAGATAATGGCGTGCCATTTTAATTGAGTTCTCAGCCCACAGTTTCAACCGGAACTCGGCGATCTGCCGATCATATTTGTTCAGGCCACCAACCTCTTCCGGTAGCACAACCTCATCAAAGTGAGTGTCAGACAGAAGAAGGGTCAGCGTCGCATGTCTCTTCTTATTGGACTGCTTCGGGGACAACCAGGAGGGCGGTTCCAGAAACGAATCCTGCACCTGATCCACGAAACCCAACGTCCGCTCCAGATCAGCGACCTTCTCCGCCAGCTGCAACACCTCACCCTGCAGACTGTCCCGTTGCCGGCGAACCTTCACCAACTCCAACTGGGCGCGATCAGACTGATGCTCAAGCTCGTCACGAAGAGACACAAGCACACCTTTGCTGACGATGTTTCGAGAACGCTTGAGCGGACACGAACCGCCCATGCTTGCTGATCAGAACCCGCCAGATCGTGTTCGTCGGGAACTCAGAACTCAGCGCATCCGCCAACTCAACCTGATATTTCAAGTCCTGCTCCTCAAGCCATCGACCGAACTTGCAGGCTGCTATACCCTGATTGGCGGTCGCGATCTCATCCAAAAGACCCATGATCACCCTCCATCGTCCTCATCCGAGAGCCTAACCGGATTGACAATTACAAGGCACCGAACTGTTTGTCCAGCTCAGCGCGCATCAAAGCAACATTGTCCCTTAACCGTTTATCTTTCGGTGAGGCAGAAATAGCGTCCCAACCATGCTTCAACGCCACCGAACGCCGGCCCGAATACCAAGCGCTGATAGCAGCCAGATCGTGAGGTAATGCACCCCACGCATCCTCTTCACACAAATACTCCAACGGCTTCACTTTGATACTTAAAGCCCGCATACACGCCGCATAACACTGATCCCACTGTTTCGTCTCATGATAAAACCCGGCGAGTTCCACCCACGGTTCACGCCGATATGGGGCCTCGGCACACGCTCGAAGGAACCACGATTCTTTGTCGCCGGTAATCCGACCGAGATATCGCATGCAGGTGGCACGCTCAGGAGCCCACTTTGACAGCTCTAGATGGCGGCGCAAATGCGGTTCCGCTTCGCTGTTTCTGCCGTTAAACATGAGCTCTCGACCCAGATAAAAACGGTTGCGGTCATCATCCGGGCGTTCCTGGACAGCCAACTCGAGGAGTGGCAGATATTGGGATCTTGACTTTGACGGGTCAGGATGATGATGGATTTCCAGGCCCACAAACTCTTGCACTTCGGTGATTGTTGGGGTGAGAACCTCATGCACCGGATGTGTCCAGCGGTAGCCATGCCGAGCATGAATCTTGTCCCCCGAGTAAACGAGCCCTTCGGTGCCGTCAGGTTTCCATGACCACACATACTTGTATCGAGGTCGACTCACCCCAGCCGACACCTTCTCCAACTGTTCACGCCAACCGGGAGCAAGAACCTCATCAGCGTCCAACGCAATACAAAAATCAATATCGTCCGGGATCAACGCCATTGATTTGTTTCGGGCGTCATCAAACCGCCACGGTGACACCGTGATCTGTGCAGTATCGCAACCAGCATCAGCAGCTGCGATCAGCGTGTCATCGTTCGAGCCGGTGTCAACAATCAGCCGGAAGTCAGCATCCGCACACGACTCAGCCCACCGGCCCACAAACTGCTGCTCATTTTTCGTGATCGTATAGACCGCTACCCTCATACGGGCAGACTAGTCGCAGACTTCACCGCTACAGCAAGTGTTTTTCCACCCGCAACTTTGACACAGCCAGCGGCACATGACCGGATCGAACGGTTCACCGCATAATTCACACGGAATCATACGGGCCTACAGCAGGACGATTATCAACAAACTCTCCGTCAATGTAATCCCAGCCGATACCAGCAGACATACCTTCAGGAACTTCTACAACATCCTCATCCGGTATCCAGTCGGATTCGCCATTCCACAAAGAAACATTCACAACTTTATTGTCAAAAATGTGAGCATAAGTTTTCATGCGTACAACTCCACAACAACGATACCTGCCGCACCGCTACCACCAGTTCTGGCTGTACTTTGACTTTTTGCTTGTATAGCCCCTCCACCTCCGCCACCATAAAGTGATCCACTTCGACCATTCGCACCACTTTGAAATGTTGTCAAACCAGGAGTCTCGCCCCCAAGACCTGCACCAGAACCAGAACCGGCACCAGCATAAACCTCATCTGCGTTCGGGACAATCGTGAATTGAGCGGCACCCCCACCAATTGTCACATTACCGGCGGCACCTGAAGTGTTACCCCCAACACCGCCAGGAATGATTTTAGGGAAAGTGGATGTGACAGTGCCAAACCCTCTGTACCCACCTAAACCACCATTAGCAGATACCAAAGCACCAAAAGACGAAGAACCACCAGAGTTCGCGTTAGCGTCTGCTGTCCCAGATTCCCCGACACCGCCAGCACCGACAGTCACAGTCACACTTGAACTCAAACCAGCAATGTCAGTAATGAAAGATTCTGAATACGCCCCAGAACCACCACTAGCACCACCAGCAGCTTGCGTTGAAGTCGTTGTTGTTGCTGCACCACCCCCAGCACCACCAGCGCCTTGACATTTCACCCGAATAGCCCGCAACCACGAATAGGACCCCTTAGAGAAAGTCCCATTTGAAGTGAAGTAGACGATCTCTTTCAACATGTAGCCGCCAGCAGCAATCGTCACCGTCGAACCGGCACCCGCATCCGTTACCGTGATACCAGCACCGGCAGTTAACTTTCGTTCGTTGGTAAGAGTGGCGTCATAGTCAAGGACAACATATTGTGCTGTTGCAGTCCCAGAGCCTGTCGGACCAAGAGGCCCTGTCGGTCCGGTAGGACCTGTCGGTCCTGTTACGAACGAATCTGCACCGGTAGGACCAAGAGGCCCGGTAGGTCCGGTAGGCCCGGTAGGCCCTGTCGGTCCAGTAACAAAGGAATCTGCACCGGTAGGACCAAGAGGACCGGTCGGTCCGGTAGGCCCTGTGACAGTCGAAGCTGCGCCAGTCGGGCCTGTAGGTCCTGTGACGAACGAATCTGCCCCTGTCGGTCCGATAGGTCCTGTCGGACCGGTGGGTCCTGTCAGACCGGTTAAGCCTTGAGCGCCGGTCGGTCCTGTAGGTCCAGTCACAGTTGAATCTGCGCCTGTTGCGCCTGTCGGGCCTGTCGGTCCTATCGCACCAGTCAAACCTGTAGCGCCTGTCGGACCTGTCGCCCCGATATCTCCGGTTGCGCCAGTAGGACCGATCGGGCCGGTATCACCAGTCAACCCAGTCGCCCCGGTCGGTCCGGTAGGACCTGTATCGCCGTTCAGCCCGGAAGACCCGGTAGGTCCTGTCGGGCCCAGATTACCTTGAGCTCCTGTCGGACCGGTAGGGCCCAAACCACCGGTTGCCCCGGTAGGTCCTGTCGGGCCGGTATCACCAGTCAATCCTGTTGCACCGGTCGGACCGGTAGGACCAGTCACCATCGAAGCTGCACCGGTAGGACCTGTCGGACCGGTCGCACCAATCAAACCTGTCGCACCGGTAGGGCCGATAGGTCCTGTATCGCCAGTCAAACCTGTCGCACCGGTAGGCCCGGTCGGACCGGTCGCACCAATCGAACCTGTCGCACCAGTAGGACCTGTCGGACCGGTAACCGTTGAGGCTGCACCAGTCGCACCTGTAGGACCGGTCGGACCTTGAATACCAGTAGCGCCAGTCGGTCCAGTCGGACCTTGAGCGCCAGTCGGCCCCTGAATGTTGCCGACGTTCTCCCACATGTTGTTTGTGGTGCTCCACACATACAGGTCACCAGCAACGAGATAGCCGTCACCAGGATTACCTGTCGGATGCGCTGCGATCAGCTGCGCATAAGTGTCATACGAACCGAGGATCGTGACCGCAGTACCCTGAGGTCCGGTAGGACCAGTCGGCCCGGCAGGACCAACCTGCGTGTACATCACCTGCATGACCGTGACAATCAGCGACGGGATCGCAGGAACCGACCCGGCAGTAGCCGTATGTTCCAACACGATGTCCGTGTTATCAACCTGATAGACAAGCTCAAGATAGTCGCCGGCCTCGACAGTCAGCATGTAATCCCATGCTGGCACCAAATAATGATTCTTCGAAACAACAAGTTTCGTTGCTGAATCAGCCAGATTATTACCGTTCTTCCGGAACCAAATATCAATACCGGTACCGTTCCCGCCGCCACCACGATGATGCAACTGCGCCGAGAACTGCAGATCGTAAGTGCCCGGATAGGCGAACGTGACCCTCGAGCTTGAAACGATCGACACACCGTTCGCTTCAACAGTCTGATTCAACGTCATCAGCGTCGGCGTGTTCAACGTCGCCTGCTGGTCCTGGTTAGAAGAAAACACCCCGTAATAGCCGAGCGCTCCGGCAGCACCCGGGGCAACAACCGTCACCTCATTCGACAGCTGCTCAACAATGACCGTATTCGACGCATCCTCAACAACAACCGAATTCACGGTTTCGTCAACGATCACCACATACGGTTCATCATTGGAGTTAACACTCATCGAGTCACCTCAGGACGAACCTTAAACGTGCCCTGCAGAAGCCTGGTGACGACACCGTTGCTCGCGACCATCTCCAAGTCGTACACATAATCGCCGGCAGTGAGAGCAGCCATCGATGTTGCTGACACGGTCACCACTACAGTCCCGGAACCCCCACCCAAAGCAATGTTGGTCGGTGACACCAAACTAAGCACTGGAGTCGCCGACACGAACCGTTCACGAACTTGCATACGGGCGGAATATCCGGTGACATCAATCGGGTTTCCCGACGAATCCTCCCAATGCAAATTACGAGAGAACGTCGCACCCTGATCCGCAACAATGTTGTACTGACCGGCGACACAACCCATTCACTTGCCCTTCTTCATATGCCACTCAATATGATCATCCATACGAGTGTCCAACTTCTCAATCTTGCCTTCAATCGACTTCAACACGTTCAGATTCTCACCATGCTGTTCCGTGTTCCGACGATCAAACCGGCGGAACACGACCATCAGCGGACCGCCGATGAGAGCGACCGCCACCGGGCCGATCACGAACTCCCAGATCATTTCGGATCAAGATACACAGGCTGCTTCTTCGACCCGAGAAGCAAACCGAACACCGGCATCTTCGACTCCAACAGTCGAACCACCAGATAGTAGACAGCTGTGACAGCACCGCTCACAACCTCATCCAACGCATCCGGATTCACATATCCGGCCAGAAACGAGCCGGCAACCAAACCGACAATCATCGGCACCAAAGTGCGACGCAACGAAACCAGCAGATCATCCTTGTTCAACATGCTCATCCTCTTCTTGTGGTTGCTGGCCCCAAAGTCGAGTGTCCTCGAACGTTGCGAAGCCGGTGTATGCGGTTATTACTATCGATAATAGCGAAACCCCACCGACGATCAGTTGTGTTGACACACCAGTATCAGAACGCCATGTGACAGCAGCAAAAATGATCATTCCTGCTGCGAGACAGCAGGTGCCGTAGATCAGTCGGCGTCGATGCTTCCACGGTGGCATCAGCGTTCCCTGTACATGCAACCGGTCGGACAGCCAGACCGATGCCTGCCGGTCACATGCTCAATACCGATCTCCGAATCCAACCAATGCAACTCGTTTAAATCTTCCTCGGTGAGCAGCACCGAATCCTGGTTTGAGTCCAAATCAGGATGATCGAGGAACATGTAATCGGCGATCTTGTCTAGCCGATAACGCCAAGCTCTCCGGTATGCCTCCCGAATCAGCTCAGGCTCATCCACGATGATCACCCAAACATGGCTTTCCAAGTGACAGGCCCGACAACACCATCAACGAACATGCCACGCTGCTTCTGCCAGGCTTTCACTCGACGCTCAGTCGCCAGACCGTAATCACCGTCTGGGAGTGCACCGATGACACGTTGAACATGTTTGACGGTTTCGCCTTTGGAGCCGAGACGCAACGGCTGACCCGGATAGGCGAACACGATCGCCGGCGGGACAGGTGCCGGAGCTGCACCAGGGAGCGGATAGCCAGTCTGCGGTTCCGGACGGCCGGCACGAACCCAACCACCAAACCCGTCCAGTTCGATCGGCTGAATATGCCACGGCTCCGACGGCCTCGTCACATTGCAATGCAAACCCCATCGTTTCGCTTCCTGCGAACCCTTCTTCGGCACCTCATCCCACCTCGGCGCACGATGCTTCCCACCAGGATTCACATGCACCAAATCCACCGCAGCAAACCAAGTCCCAGACTTGAACTCCTGGCTCTCATGAAACGACTTACCCGGAGGGGCGAAGCCCGGCTTCACCGGCTGAACAGCCCGCCACGAACCACCAATACCGATCCTGCCCTCATGACTGATCAGCCAAGCCCGAAGTCGTCGAGCGTACTCCGGGTGCATCTTCGCCAGATGGTGCCTCTTGAACAGCTCATTGATATTGACCATCGTCGTGCCATAACCGGACGGAAACAACATCATGAGGCCTCGTACATAAACTGAATCCAAATGACGTCGCTTGAAGCAACAGTCAATCCATTCAAAACGCCACTATTCTGACCAAAACGCAAATCACTTCCATAACCCAAACTCGGCGACTGGCTTGGAAAAGATGGGGAAAAAGCTGCAGTTGTTGAGGTTTCATAAAAAGTACTGAAAGCGAATGCGTTCATATAACCCTGACCGCCAGAATTATCAAAATAATTCATTGTGCCAATAATAAAATTATTAGAACTTGCAGCAATAGGCAATCCGACAAGAATCTTATTGTTTGCAGTTCCAGCACTCGTCGCAGTCATCTTCACTGAACCAAAAACAAGTTTATTGAATTGGCAATATCGAGCAAAGTTCACAGTTTTCGTGATCGTCGCCGACTGAGTCCACGAAGGCGTGTAATCCTGCCAAGTACCAGCAGCGTTCAACTCGGCAGCAGTCAAAACCTGACCGGCAACAAACGAACCAAAAACAGCCATTGCTACTCCTTAACCCAAAACGTTGACATCAGTGATCTTACCGAACGTTGCATCATCCAACCGCAAGTACGCCAAGAACGGATTCGGTTCAAAACTGAACTCAATCACATGAGAATCAGGTCTAATCCGATGGCTGATCCCAGCAACAAACAATTCTTGTGTCACCGAAGCCGGCGACCCGACAGAAAACGTTTTCTTCACAGAAACCAAATCAGCCAAATCAAGATTCAACAAATCCTCAACATCAGCGGTCGACAACCCATTCAACTCAACAGATAAGCCGGTAAACCGCAATTTTGGGAATTGGTACAACTCAAGAAACCGGTCAGCAAGACCTCCAAGATCAATCGTGTCAGCATTCAACACATCCGTATACGACAGCACAGCCAACCCGTATTGATCAATGGAATCTTGACGAAAACGGTTGACAGTTCCAGCAGGTGATGTGACTGTCACATCATTGAATAACAGCTCATCGCCATACTCGTTTGATAATGACATGTATGGGATACCGGTGCCGTCATCGGCAAATGTCACTTCAGCCGAGTTCCCTTGACCAAACCGATCCACATACTGGATTGTGCTTTCAGCATCAACAAACAACTTGCCAGCGTCAGACCGCTGGATTTGAAACATGAAATCCAACAGCTGTGTGCCTTCATCAATCTGAAAAGCACCAAGATTCGCGTTTCCGTTATCAAAGTTCGTTTGGCCAGGATAAGCGAAATAGTTCAACGCCCAAGACAGCATTGGGCCGGGAGCGCTCGCAGGTGGAGTTTCTTGAGGGAACGAAATATTCCCCAAAACAGTGAACGCATCCGAACAATAAACGGTCGCATAATCCTTGTTCGTAATGTCATACCCGAAATCCCAGTCGGTCGCATACCCGGAATAAATCGGAATATCATCAGCCAAAATCTGGAATCGCAAACGAGGAGTGATCTTCCCGTAATAGTCCGAAGCTTCATTCAACGGATCAAGTTTTCGGTCGGCGTTATAGAAATTGATGACAGCCGAACCGGAATTGAACCTATCCAATTGTCGTGACCGACCACGACTGATCGTGATCGACTGCACCGGAGCAACGAACTCCGAGTCAATCTCACCACCAAGAATGTCCTCATTGAGCACGCCGAGTGTCGTTGAGTCCAGCATGAAGACGGTCGCCGGGTCAATCTGAACCGGGATACCCGACATCAACTTGATCGTCGGGGTACTCATACGCTCGCGAACACCTGACCGGACCGACGTTCCGCACGACGGATCGCATCAATGATCTGAGCACCAACCTGATCCGGTGACGACACCAGCCCGGCCTGCACCTGAATGTTGATGATCGTCTGACCGCCACCAGCCATCCGTTGAGGAATATTCGGTGTTACTGATGCACCTCGAGGAAGGTTCAACAGTTCAGGGCCGAACTCGCCGACGATCACACCACCGGACGACAGCAAGGTTCCGCCGGCAGCCAAACCCGCATACCGTTTCGTAGTCACCTTGGGGCCACCATATGATGCGGCGGGTTTAATCGTGCTCATCTGCTGTACCGGAGACTTAGACGGCGGCCTAGGGGCAGGAGCAGTCGTCCCAGGAGTTCTTGTTGTAGGCGGCGGCGCCTGACCGACAATGCGTTCCACACGATCCGGGGTCACCGCACCAGCCAACTGATTCATCCCAGCCCGGATCGCACCGATCAGCGACAACGCCCGCTCCAACTGACCAGTCTCAATCAACAATTGAATACGCGTATTCTGTGCGGTCGTCGCCAAACCAGCAATCGCCAACGCCGAATTCGCCAACTGGGTTTGAATCGCAATCAACTCGAGTTGATACTCACGGCTTTTCCGTTTGGCCTCCTCCGTCGTCCCAGCCCACTTGGTACGGAAATCCTCAATATCCTGAGTCAACCTGATCGACTCAGCCTTGATATTCAACCCTGTTCGGAACGCATCCCACTCAAGTCGAGCAGCCTCAACAGCAGCAGCCTGCTGCTCCATCGAAATCTGCAACTGCGCTGAAGCGCTCCGAGCATCAATCTGCGCCCGATAACCCTGCTTCCATGCTTCATTCAAAAAGTTCTGCTCATCCTTAATCGCCTTCACATTGTTGATGAAATTGTCGTCATCAAATTGATCAGCGATCCGAGTCAAAGCCCCACCAGAAATATCCCCACCAGAAATCAAATCAACAAACTTCAACACTTCAGTCAAAGCCGGCACAACCGATTCACCCAACTGGTTTGCGAACTCTTCAAACCTGTCGCGCAACTCATCAATCGCTGCACGGAAATCCCTGGCTTTACGCACCTCCTCTTCATCGATCACTTTTGCATCAGCGACCGACGCCAAACTTGCCGACAGCTCATCAGCACCCATACCGACAAGCTCAGACAACTCCATCCAACCACGACCCAACAACTGAGTCGCAGCAGCAGCACGTTTCGCCGGATCGTCAATCTCACCCAGCCGGCGAACAACATTCAAAAACGTCGCATTCACATCCGCCGCACCAGACGACGTACGAGAAATCTCAACACCCAACTTCTCAAACAATTGAGGAGAGTTCCCCAACGTTTTGTTCATGAAACCAAGAGCCTTCTCAATGGTGCCAGCCTCGACACCAACATCACCGGCAACCTCGATAAACCTTGACGCCTGCTCGGATGTCAACCCTGTGGCATCACCGAATTTGCCGGCAGCCAACGCCAAATCCTGAAAATCTTTCACAGATTTCACGGCGAAAGCACCGATAGCGGCAGCTGCGCTCGTCGCAAAAGCAACCGCATTAGCTTTCACATAATTGAAAGCTGAGCCAGAAATCGTCTGGAATTTACCCATCGCGCCTTGGGCTTCGCCGACCTCACGCCGAAACTTCCCGAACGCTGTCTCAGCCTCCTTGAGGCCGGCTCGAGCCTTCGCAGCATCAGCAATAATGTTGACGGAAAGAGAAGCGGTTTTAGCGGCCATCAGACGTTCCTATTCCAAATCTTGTACACCTCTTCAAGGTACATGTCGAGGGCACGATCCACATTCTTATCCACAGCTCGATACAAGAACTGGTTCGGACGAATATTCCGGGAACGCCATCCGAAATGAATCGGACCCGCATACGGCACCCTGGCAGAACCGGCACGAACCTTCGCACCTCGAGCCGACCTCGCAGGTCTAATCGTCCCACGCAAAGCCCCCGACAGCACAGGAACCTCTTCACGGCCCTGCTGAGCGACCAGCTCACCAACCTTGAACCCGACTTCTTTCAGATTGTCTTTGGCAGCCTCATCCAACTTTTCCAACGCTCGCAGAAGCTTGTTCAAACCTTCAATTTCAACGTTGGGAGAGCCAGCCATGAATCATCCTTTTGCTGACTTATTGTAGTCAATCGTCCTCTGACGCAGATAGTCAACGATCGCCTCAAACACTTCGGATGGCGCATCCAGCAGATCGTTCGGTCCGATACCAGTCTCCACTGAGACCTGCGCGACTAATCCGATGTAAGAGTCGCTGATGCGCCGTCGTCTAAAGGGGCTGGCTCATCATCCTCGAACTGCCAGCCGACATTCTGAAGTTCCTCAAGCCAACCGTCGAATGGTTTCACGACACGACCGGACAGGCGCACACATTCCCACGCCAGCCAGTACACATGTTCCATTGACAGATCGTCACGGAAGATTTTGCTGAACGGCATTTTGAAATGACGTTCAAAGTTGACGGCGGCTCGAGGAGTCACCTTCACATCAATCAGTTCGCCGGCATGCTCGACACGCAAACCAACACCAGAAACACCACTCATTTGCTGCCCTCCTCAGTCAGATTAAGCGCTGGTCTTCGTGATACCACCAGAAACAGGCCACGAGACATCAGCGGTCAACAGATCACCGACAGAACCGGCGACAGGCGCCCACTCGGACACGAGAACCGTGAACGTGTACAGCGGATTATCAGTTGCGGTCGTAATGTTCACCGGCTTGATCGTCACCTCAGTCGTCGTACCCAACAACGGGTAGATCGTCTGCTCAACCTCGCTGGAAGCGAAATCCTGATGGAATGAAGCGGAGAACGAATGGTCACCAAGGCCTGCAACCCGGGTGACAGCCGTATTCCCGAAAGCGGTCGTTTCCACTTCGGCGAACGACATGTTCAACGACACCTGGGCGATCCGATCGGTCAGATCAACCGAGTTGATCGTGATCTTCGGATTGTTGAAAACAAGCTTGGCCATGTTCAGTCCTCTGCACTCTGAGATTTGACGTCTGGTTTGATCTTAGCCTCGACCGGCACAATATGACCCGCATCGAGCAACGCATCAATATTACACCCAGCCAACTCAGCCGAATCCACAATCTGGCCTGCATCAGCCTCAGCCAACCGACCGCTCACAATCTTGTATTTCACGGATACACCTCAACATTGAACTCGACGGACAGATAGATGACTTCCTGAACATTGATCGAGGTGACATTCCCACCGGATGTCACCTGACAGGTTTGGACCGTGTCACACAACGTCGGGTCCTTCTCAATCGCAGCTCTAATCGACTGGCCACCATCCCACGACAGGAAATTGTCTAGACGCTGCTGAGCGATCCGATCTGACGCCCTGGCGACCACCACACTCACTGTGAACAGGTACAGCGGGTTTCCGGCACCGAACGCCCCATGATAAACAACATTGTCGATACCGACGGTCGCCATCGGCGGGTTCAACGAATCTGGGATGAACTCGATCACCCGCAAACCATCGATCTCAGCGAGCGCTGTGCGCAAAGCTTTCGATACTTCGGAAACGGTTGCGACAGCCATCAGAGAATCCCCACCGGATCCTTCCGATAGTTCTGCACCAAAGCGGCAGCTGTCGGATGCAACGCCGACCGCAACCGAAGAATCCCAGTATCAGCAAACGGGGTCGCACCGAACGGTGCATCAGCAGACTTGAAAATGGTGATCGCCTGCAAGATCGCAGCCTGCTTCACCGCAGACGGCACAGCAGCCCAACCCCACTTCGCAGTCACCTTCACCGTCACCCGGCCGTAATCCTGCGGGAAATACAGGCTGTTGATCGCTCGAACCGTATGGTACGGCCAAGCCTCACCGTACGTCTCCTGATTCAACGGCTCCAACTGATAATCGTCAGTCGTCCATGTTTGCGACCAGGTGCCATCCAAACCCGGATCAGTCTGAATCACCAGACTCGTCGTCGTATAGAAATCCTCGCTGAACACCAAATCCCACGATTCCGGCGTATACACACGAGCTGTCGCAGATGCATCCGTCGTGAACTGACGCTGACAATACTGCTGGATCATCTGAGTCGCAGCAGAACACGCCAACTCGATACGCACATCATCAACACTGTCAGGGATAGGGATCCCCAACGCCTCTTTCACATCATCAGAATCGCAGAGATTCGCCACAGCACAACCTTTCGACCAGACGCAATCCTACCCGACAGTGATAATCCCCAGCCCGTAACAACCCTCAACCCACTCCACCGACCGATACGGGCCAGCAGACACGAACTCTGCGACAGCCTGCGCCACCGGAAAATCAGGATCAGATGGCGGAGAAGCCTCAGGGCGTTTCAACTCGGTGTCATGCAACACGATCAAACCGCCAGCCTTCACCTTCCTCACATACATCTCGAGCTCCTGTTTCGTCTGCTCATAAGTGTGAGAAGTATCAATGAAAACAATGTCCACATTTTCAGGAAGTTGATCGACAACCTCCAAATCATCGCCGACAGTCAAATACCAGAACGGCAGATCACGCCATTCTGCCGGCACACGAGGATCAGCGATATCAACCGACCACACCTCGCCACCCTGCTCCTCAGCAGCCGCCAAAAACGCTGACGTCGAATCACCGCCACGCACACCCAACTCAATGATCTTGACATGCGGTTTCGACGCCAACTCGAACAGGCGAGGCAAATGGGCATGAATATCCGACCCCGACTGCGACCGGCGAAAACACTCTTGCAACAAACTCATCATCAAGTCCTATCTGAATGCTGACGAATCTTAAACAACGGATTACCACGCAAACCGCCAGACAAAGACCGTACATCCAAACCGCACCTGCGCAACACCACCGGCAACGACAACTGATCCTGCACAGTCCACCTATGGATCTCATCCAACCATGACTGCCCGAACTGGCGCACCCGCACCGAATCACGCATAATGAACAGTCCGGCAGCCCACAAACCCCAATCATCAGGATGGCCGGCATCCACATACGCCTCGACCTGACCGATCACATCATGGCCTCGATACTTCCGCAATGGCAACGATGCAGAAGCCTCAGCAACAATCGACGAACGATCAGGATGCGGATGGAACGCCACATCACCATCACCCAAATCGGCGATCATCTGCTCAACCAGTCGAGCATCCGGCACAATCGACCCGT